ATTCTTTCTTCTATGGATGGTTGAGTCTCAGCCATGATGTTCTCCTGCCTCTCAGCGGTTATTGTCTAATTGAATTTGTGCCAGTTTGCCTGTTTGCATTACGCCATCGATGTGATCGAACACGGAACGCGCCGCGACCAACATGTGATAAATGCGCTCTCTATCATCCGCCTGGGCGACTGATGTGCCTTGCCAGGCTTCAGTGAGATTATTTAAAACGATAGCTTTCGCTTCTAAATACAGCGTGTTTTCAAGTAAGTGTTTCGCCTGGTGCGCACGCTCGCGCTCGGCTATGAGTGTGTGTTCATCCAATTTGCATCACCTGCCCTGATTCGTCGCGTATGATCTGCTGGTCACCTATTTGCACAACCAACCCTTGTTCATCTCGTATGATCGTTTTAGGCGATGACGCGCTTTGTGACATGGCGTCAATGCGCTCAACCATCTCTTGATTCTGCGCCATAAGGCTGCCAATCAAATCACGCATTTCAGACAAATCGACGGGCGATTCGGCTTTGGCCTCGGAGGTCACCAACTTGGTGATGTTGTCTAGCTGCGCTTTGTATTGGGCCACTTCGCTGCTGCGCTCAGATTGCACCGCGTCTAGCTCTAAGTTCAAACGCGCCAAAGCTTGCTCGGTGTCTTGTTTTTCCATCTGTAGCTCAAGACTTGCGATCTTAGCGTCCGAATCGTTGGAGTTTTTAAACTGCTGTAGCTGCGCCTTCATGCGCTCGATGTCGGCTTTCAGTTGCGTCTCTTGCATGCTCAATTCTTGTTGACGCATTTTGATCTGTTGATCCATTTGCATCTGCTGCACTTTCACCTGGTTGGCATCCAATTTAGATTGCGCCTCCATCATCAGCGCTTGCGCATGCGTTTTGGCTAACTCAGCCTGAACGTCAGGTTGTGGCGGTGCAGGTGGTATTGTTCTTGGATCGGTAAAATACGATGACGCCTCCAAACCAAACGCATCGGTCATATCGGCTAACGATTGATACAACTGGTGCGGCTGAACTATCGTACCCAAGCCGCCAGCTTGTACTTGCTCCATTTGTTTCGCCATGATGGTATCGAGCGCCACCATGCGGCGTTCGCGTGATACCGTACCGACGCCAACAGTGATGGTCGTATTGACTCTTTCGCGCCATTCAGCCGGATTGAACGCGCCAAACTCACCGGAAACATTGACCACCATTTCTCTGTCCTGGTGCGTCATTAACAACTTGTGGATAAGTTTAAATACTGTCCTGAAACCCACTTCAGCAATGATGCGAGCAATCAGCTCTATTTTCATTCGAGCTGCGTCATACGCTAAAGCCGCAACGCCAGTGTTGACGTTTGCCAGGGCATTAGAATCTAGACCACCGACTTCATTGCCGACGCCTGTTCTTTGTTTGCGCACATCGTCCAGGTAACTCATCATGCTGAACGCTTCTGGCGGTAACGGGTTATGTGGCAACGGCGTAATGTAGGAACCTGCGCCACCATCACCTTTAAACCTGACCACACCACCAGGGCGGGAGGTTAATAAATCATCGAGGTTCACATGTTGATCATTGACCGCTGTGCGTGAGTTATTAGACAAATACGTGTTGTCTAACATCGAGCGTGTCAGTGTCGATTTAATCAGCTGAATGTCCATCGTCAGATCAGCAATCGATAGCCCATAGAATTTGTGCGGCATCAAGATAGGCGACACACAAGCGAACGGCATAAAATCCACAGGCTCAATCGATAACAACTGGCTGCTCGTTGCGCTGTAGTTACCACCTGCCATGCAGACTTTGAAAAGCTCTGCGATCCCATCGCCGTCTCTATCGACTCTCACATAGCACTCAGAGATCCAATACATCCTCATCGATTCAGTGGAGGAGTAATCAAACGGCATCTGCGAGTCTGAATCTGCATACCGCGCCAACTGCTCTGGCGTCAATACGTCATCATCGAAGGGCAAGCTGCGAATGGTCTCCACGTCATAGCCCATTTCTACTAATTCACTGAACGATTTCTCTGTCCGGTGATAACAGAAATTAGAATCTTCGCTGTACGGTGAGCGAGCATTACGGGCAATACCAAATTCCTCTGGCGGGACTGGCTCTATTTTAATTAAACCTTTGGCTGTTGTTTCTTTGAACGTGACATCAAAGCCTTGCTCGGTCTGCTCAAACTCCAGTATTTCACGCTCAATGGCGGTATCCATCATCAGTTCGCCCAGCTGCATTTCATCTAAACCTTCATAGCTTTGTTTGGTCTCAGTTGGTGTGTCGTCCCAATAGATTTTTAAGATGCCTGTCTTAGACAGCAACGCATCTTTGAGCATGGTGTAGGTGTTATAAAAGCCTTTGTTCTGCTTCCAGTAAACGTGATTGACCACCTCGGTCTCAATCTTCGCTTGCTCTATATCGTCGGCGTTGACCGGATCGAATCGACACAGATTATCCACATCGGTAAATATGCGAACCAGCGAGGGCAACATCCACTCCACTGTTTCCATGACCTCTCGAGTCACTACCGATGAGCGTCCCTCGACTTCGTTGCCGTATGGCTCACCAAAATAATAGTCAAGCGCTTCTGCTCGTTCCTGGCTGATGTCGCCTCCAGATCGTCCGGCTGCGTTGTCGATCTCAGATCTGCACAATGCTGCAATTTGGTCGTCTGTCGTTGGTGTAGTTTTAGCCATTTACACTATTCCTTGTTGGCCGTACTCTAACGGCTCCCAGCTGATTTTCGGTGCTTTAAACATAGCGCCATACCTGAACGCATCTGCTGCGTGAGACGCCCAATCATGTTTCGGTTTTAGTCTGAAGGTTCTGTTCTTCTCATCGTACTCAGCGCGATATTGTCGCAACGCATCTAATCCACGCTTACACCGCAGCTCATCAAACCAGCAGTTCTTAAGCATGCGGCGTACCGCTTCAATACCATCTTCAATTCTGTCGGCTGCCATAACGTGCGGCTCTATGCCTAGCGCCTGGAGCGTTTGCACTCGCGTTTTACCTGTATCTAACGACCTGGCTTTAACGTCATGCGGAAATACATGGTGCGAATACTGATAGCCGCCTTGTCGCTTGTCATCAATCACTTGCGTGTAATGGCTTAACGGCTCGCCTGAGTTCTCGTAATAATCAATCAAGCGCACTTCAGTGCCCACACGTTGCGCAAACCAAACAGCTGTACTGTCGCCGATGCCTAGATCCCACCAGGTCTCAACTTCTAACGCGGTATCGTGGGCCACTTTACCGATGCGGTTTTCTTTCTCCGCCTCTTCAAGCAATCGACCGTAATAGGAACCCATGACCGCTGCTTGCCAGGAGCATTCAAACTCTTGGCGATATTGCTCGTCGGACATCGCTTTATTGGCTGCGTCTAATTCTTCTTGATCGACGTATCCAGTCTCGCTGGCTTTGTGCAGCTTAACGTACCAATCGTCATCATCTTTAACGTCCTGGTACATGTCGTAGAACGCATTGTGTCCCATTGGCGTGCCGATAAAGATGGCACCACCTTTCCTATCCGATAACGCTGGCCGTATCACTTCAGGCCATAAACGCTCACTCATCTGCGCATATTCATCCATCACGCAATCATCAAGGTAGATGCCTCGAAGCGTGTCAGGATTATCCCCACCGTATAAGCTAATGCGTGCGCCGTTCGGAAAGTCTGCCCTTAACTCGGCCTCGTTGTACTTGATGCCAGGGATAGGGCGAGAGAATGTCTTTAACATATCCCAAGCCACTGCTTTAGCCTGGCGATACAAAGGCGCAATGTAAGCGTAACGTGGATTCTCTTTCGTGCTCGTACAAGCCGCTTTAATCAGCTCATTGACCGCAAATACCGTCTTACCAAAGCGTCGATGACACACCAGTAACTTGAATCGTGCTGCGTTGTTGTGTGCTTCGCGTTGTAATGGTCTAGGGCTGTACGGTATCTCAACTATCGCCATCTAACCATTTCAGCGTAATCCCGCCGTCCACTTCCTGCCTTTGCGTTTCCTTCCAGCCCATGCGAGCTTTAGACCACCATATAGCGGCTGTGGTATTACCTCCGGTGGCTTGTCGGTACAGCGATTCGGCTATCTTTGCGTTGGCTTTGGTCATGCCGACCGATAGCTCGTTCTTAAACTTGTTATACATCGTGGCCTTACATACCGCTTCACCTGTATTGGGATTGATGACCATTTTAGCCATGTCTTCAACAGGGATGCCGTAGCCAGCCATCGCTTCAACGCTTTTACGTTGCTCGTCCGTTGGATCAAATAATTTGTTAACCACGCTGCGCCACCTCGCCTGTAAAATCTTCCCAGCGCTTGACAATTACATCGCAATACTTCGGTTCAAGCTCCATAATCCTAGCGTTGCGGTTCAGCCTCTCGCAACCTATCAAAGTTGAACCTGATCCTCCAAATAAATCGAGAACCAATCCCACGCTGTGATTTCCTATAGCTCTCTCGGACAACTCAACAGGCTTTTGTGTCGGATGAAAATTGTTTATTGACTCTCGCTTTATCTCCCAAACAGTGTCTTCTTTACTACCACCAGACCATTTAAGGGTTGTATTCTTTGGCTTCCAATATAGACAAGGCTCGTGTTTCTGCTTGTAGTTGATGCCCATATTAAAAGTTGAGTTGTTCTTTTTCCATATTATTAGAGAATGAATATCTCCTACGGCTTCAACTGCGTTATATAGGCCCTTTGGCTTCGTATCTGCATACCAAGTATAAATTGGGCCTGTGCAGTACATCGCCATAATAGGAACAGAATCAGTGTATATGTCTGTGCCAACATGATCGTCAATTAGCTTGTCGCGTTTCTTGCTGCCTCCATCGTAATTTACGCCATAAGGCGGATCAGTAAAGATCATGTCTGCTTTCTGCCCAGCCATCAACTTATCCATAGCATCAACGCTGGTACTATCGCCGCACATTAGTCTGTGATTTCCGAGAGTATATATATCGCCTGGCTTTGTTACAGGCTCATCAGGAACGTCCGGCACATCATCGGGATCGGTTAGCCCTTCATTCGCATCTAAAAACCCCGCTAACTCGCTATCACTAAAGCCTGTTAGCGACAGGTCAAACTCTAGCGCGTCCAAGCCAGCCAACTCACCCTGCAATAGCTCAACGTCCCAACCAGCGTTTAGGCTTAGTTTGTTGTCAGCTAAGATGTACGCTTTACGCTGTACTGGTGTGAGATAGCTTAAATCAATAGTCGGCACGCTTTTAAGCTGTAACTTACGCGCCGCTTGTACTCGACCATGACCAGCAATAATTCCGTTATCCCCATCCACTAACACCGGATTAGTAAAACCAAACTCTTTAATGCTTGCCGCTATTTGCGCAACCTGATCATCAGAGTGTGTTCTGGCGTTATTGGGATACGGTATTAACCGATCAATTTCGATCTCTTTTATAGCGTCTACTTTCATGACGCTAAGTCTTTGATTTTATTCATATTGGCTCTCACCATCATAGATTTAAGACCTATTAACTTTCGCTAACGATCCACGTAGCGCATCACCAGGCTTTGCAGCTCCAGTATCTTGCCTTAGTCTTTGGCCCAGGATCTGCGCAGTTATGCCTAGCTCTGAAACTACTCTTGCGTGCAGGCTGGTCTTTCTTGATTGTCATATTAGGATCGCCAAACGTAACTCGACGAACCTTCCCTGCATCCTTTACATAGACTTCACTTTTCTTTCGACCGTAACTGACTTCACCTTTGCGGATCCTTCGAGGCTTGTTCAACGCAACCTTACGACCTTGATACTCAGCCATTACTTGCCGACTTTCTTCATTGCGGTCTTATGAGATTGCGTGAACGTCTTACCATCTCTCATCAACTTGCGCATTTCAGTCATGTGTTTGGCTGTATGATGTTCTTTGTGTCGTGCTAATGCTTTTTTCTGGCGAACAGTAAGAGCCATCAGGCGTATCTTCCTTTAGGTTTTTTTGGTGTTTGGCGAACGACCACTCTTTTCTTAGGTTTAACTGTTGGGCGGCCTTTGACCGTGCCATATGTTCCTTTTCCCTTCGGCATCACGTTCTCCTACAAGTACAAAAACAATTCATCGTCATCCTGAAGTCTTTTAGTCCAGGCTTCGGCTCTTACTTTTGATGGGCCTGTTAAGCGGTTATCAATGCGATTGGCTTTTCTTTGTATCAACAGGCCTAAAGACTCATCGCCTAGGCTTTCTGCTAACTTTGAATCATCGTTGGTTGCCGCTTTAATCTTTTCTAGCAACTCTCGTTCTTCTTTTGGGTTGTTTACCAGGGCGCGTTGCCCTTGTACCTGGACTCGTCGTGGGTATTTCATTTTTTACCCATAAACTTCGCCGCACCTTTAAATCCAAAACTTGCCGCCACTATCGTTCCCAATAGATACTGATACCAGTCTGGAGCTTTATCTAACGCCTCGAAGAAGTTAGACACTCGTTCTTCCTCCCCAAACAGCAATAAAATGATTGGTAAGGTAAAGACGATAGTTAACCATTCATCCTTCCAGCTCGATTCACTGGCTTTAGCCTGGGCTACGTCCCATTCAATCTCACCTGTCGCTTTCTTCTGCATCACTGCAGCTTCGGCTTCTGCCGTTGCTACTTTTACCCTGGTGGTTGCTTTAATCTTTTCATTCCGACCTTCCATCCAGGTCGATGCCAGGTTAGCTATTGGCCCAAGAAATGCTTGAAACATCAGTAACTCCAGACCGTAGGTCTTAAGCCTTCAGTCAATATATCCAGGTGTATGAAACGTCCACTGCCTTTTTGGTTAATACCTATGCCGCTGAAATTCATGTCCATCGCAATTTTAAGCAGCTGATGGGCTGCGCCTCGGTCAACTCTTAAATCAACTGCCTTACCTGACGTATGCGGCCCCGTACCACCTGTCGAACTGACAAGACTATTGTGTGCTGGGCAACGATAACCTGATGACACTAATAATGGTTTGCCAAAAGTTGCTCGCAATTCATCGAGCATAATTAAAAACGTAGCGTTCATTGGTGCCGCTTCACAACCGCATTTACACTGCAGCTCGGCCTTAGAAAAGTATTTACTATTGTCCATTACGTTCTAACACCCATGCTCCAATAGCAGCTAACCCTGAGAATATAGCTAATACGGCAGCACCTATTGCGGATTGCCAGACTCTTTCCCAGCGCTTGTTTCTTTTAACCTGGCGTTCAATCTCATCGCGTAACCATTGATGATGTTGTACGTGTTCTGATGTGTTTTGTGTTTGAGAAATAGCCTGGGCAATTAACTTGGCATCTTTCTCAGTGATAGCCATGAATCGCACCCATAAAAAAAGCCAGCGCGAAGCCAGCTTTTTAGTCATAAATCGTAATTATGAGCTATTCTCCCCTTTTTATTACGGAAAGCAAGCATTTTTTTTGCCCAATGTCGTCCTACTAAAACATGATCTTTTAGTGGGATGACAAGCTATGCTTTATTTGTTAAGCGGATTTTCAAGCGCTCGCTTGATTCTTAAATCTAATTTTTCCTCAAGCCCATCAATCTGATCATCTAATCGCGCCATCTTATCGGCCAACCGTCCCTCGAAGGCGGTGATCATTGAGCGCACTGATTCGACGTTTGCTCTATTCCTTAAATCCTGTTTATCAAGATTTTTATACAATGTCGCTATGTCTTCCCTGGTCGAATTGCGCATATCAATCACCAGTTCTTTTGTTGCTTCGTTATCCTGCTTGAATAAAGCAACTGTCGCCTCAATGCCGGATAAATCTGGTGCCACATATGCTGAGATCTGTTCTTCCATCGACAGGTAGCGCGAATAAAGCTCAAACCCCCCCCATAGACCGCCAACGATCGTTCCGATTAGCGGCACAATCAATAGCAGCTTCGAGCCTCCTATCTTAATTCCGCTGTATTCTATTTCTGCCATTGCTGCTCCTCCATCTTCAGATAAAGCTCGTTTTCCTCACCAAACCAAAACCTCGAATAAGGATGGTCGTAATTTGTGCCGCCTGGCAACTCAGT